CTTTCAATTTCAATCTCACTGGGAAAATTAATCGAATCCGAAACTTCTAGATCTCCCCCATTTTGTACAACACTTTCAATTTCGATCTCACTAGGAAAATTAATCGAATCCGAAACTTCTAGATCTCCACCATCTTGTACAATACTTTCAATTTCAATCTCACTGGGAAAATTAATCGAATCCGAAACTTCTAGATCTCCCCCATTTTGTACAATACTTTCAATTTCAATCTCACTGGGAAAATTAATCGAATCCGAAACTTCTAGATCTCCCCCATTTTGTACAATACTTTCAATTTCAATCTCACTGGGAAAATTAATCGAATCCGAAACTTCTAGATCTCCTCCATCTTGTACAATACTTTCAATTTCAATCTCACTGGGAAAATTAATCGAATCCGAAACTTCTAGATCTCCCCCATTTTGTACAATACTTTCAATCTCAATATCACTTGGAAAATTAATTGAATCAGATGTTTCTGTAAATTTTGATTTATTTAATTTATTACCTCCTTTTTGATTTTCTAAAGATATTAATGTTGATGATAAATTTTCAGTTGAACTTTCATTTTCTTCTGTACTTACTTGTGTTGTTTCTTTTTCTGACATATTCTCAGTTAAACTTTCATTTGATATATCTTTTTCTTTTATGCTTTCTTCTTGTTTAGTTTGTTTTTCTAAATCATTTTCAGTTGATATAAAATATTTTTCTTCAGATGAATCTTTATTATTTATATTAGCATTTTGAGTTGTATCAATGGGTAAAAATAATTCATTACCTGTTTGTCTGAGTAAAGATTCGTTATCTGTATTATTTTTTACAAAATTAGGAAATAAACTTATTTCTCCACCTTTTAAATTTAAATTAAATTCTTCTGAAAATATATCAGAATTTTGATTATTGTATCCTTTATACTCAGCAAGAAAATGATTATAATTTTTTTTCATATTTTTTTCCATATAATATAATATATATAATAATTAAAAAATAATAATTAATTTGTCATTTTTTTTATTATCAGAAATTAATTCTATACTATTTTTATTATTATTAATATTTATTTTTTTTTCATTTTCATCTTTTTCTAAACTTTTTTTTTTTGAATTAATTTTTAAAATATGATTAATATTACAACATTTTCCTTTATTATCGCATTTATATTTTAAATATTCATTTTTTTTTAAATCTCCAATAAAATTTAAATACAATAATCTATGCAAAGCATGTTTTTTACCATTAAAGAAAAAATTTATATAATGAACATCAGTACTTTGAATATAAGTAATATAACCTTGCCAAAATACACATTCATTACCAAATAAACTATTTTCTACATTTCTACTTATCCTTTGTAAACTTTTTACATCTAATTTTTTATCATTATCAATATCTTCTATTTGATTATTAATTAATTCTACTAAAATTTTATTTTTGGATATTTTACCCATTATTAAATAATAGGAAATAAATAAAAATAGGTTTAAAAATAAATAGATTTAATTTTATTTATATTATCTGAATTTACACTAAAATCAAATAAGATTCCAATAATATCTTTTCTTGTTAAGATATCTTCGTATTTAGAAATTATATTATATTTTAAATCATATAATATTTTTCCATTATCATAAATATAAATTACTTTAAAAAAGTTATTAAAAACAACAATTGTTTCATTTAATATTTTTGATAATAAACATAAAGTTATTCTTCCATCAAATAATATATTATTCATGTCATTTATAAATATATCAAAATTATCAAATTTTAAATAACTAAATGTATTTTGTAAATATTCTTTATTATTAATATCATTTATAAAATCTGTTATTTTTCCTATAAAATAATTTGTTAAATTATTTTGTAATTCACTATAATATCCTAAATTTCTTAACTCCTCAGGTTTTAAATCATTTTTATTCCAATAATAAGAATTAACAAATGCCCTAATTATACTAAAATTATTTATTATTATATTTTGAATTTTAAAGTCACCTTTTTCTTCTAAAGTATTTTCAATATTATTTTCTATATTTTTTATTTTTTTAAATATTCCTTTTCTATTTTTTATATATGGTATATTTCCTAAATATTGATTTAATATTTTTTCTATATCTGGATTATTACTTTTAATAATTTTTTCATTCTCCCTAATTATATAATTTTCATTATCTACTATATCTGTTATAAAATAATTATCTTGTTTTAATATTTCTTTTGATTTCATCTCATCTGATAATAATTCATCAATAACCTTAGATACAAAACTAATTGTTTTATCTATTGATATGTTAAATAAACATTTATTTGAAATAAATTTACAATGCATATTCTTATTACAATCATCCTTATTTAAATGAATATCACATACATTTCTTTTATTTGTAATATCATAATTATTTAAATTTAAATTATCACTTTTATTTATATTAACAAATTTATTATTTCCTCCCTTTTGTAAATTATTATAAATATCATTACTAATATTTTTAAATATAACCTTCTTTAACAATAAAATTTTCTCTTTTTTATTTATCTTACTAGATTCTAAAATTTTAGTAATCTTGTCTTTTATTGTATTATTCTGATTAAGAAAATGACTTAATTCTAATCTAAATAATTCATAACTCTCATTATCATATAATTTTTTCTTTATAACTTTAATTCTTTCATCTATTTCATAACTATTATTTATAATAAATTTATTTATTAATTCTTCTTCCGATATATTTTTTTTTATAAAAATAGATTTATTAAATTTTTTAGAAATTTCTTTAATTTTATCTTCTGTAATTTCCTGAGGTTTTACTCTTAGCTCAATTTCATTATCAAATAAAAATGCAATAAAATTATATTTATTATTATTAATACTAGAATATAAAAATCCAATTGGTTTTATATTCAAATCAATAATTTTATTTATTTCTAATAGATCAGAAATTGTATCATTAATATTTTTTAAGTATTTATCAACTTGTAAATCATAATTTATATTATGTAGTGTTCCTGATGGAAAAGTAGGTAATAAAATATTATTATTAATAATAATATATCTACATTTAAATTTATTATCAATAATTTGTTTTGTAATTTTATATTTTGATTTTTGGAGAGAATAATTGATATATTTACAACTAAAAAGTATATTTTTGTTAATTTCGCTTTCAAAATTAATATTACAAGTTAAATTATTAAATTTATTATTCTTTTTAATAACGGAATCATTCATTTCAAATATTTTTTTTAAATTAGCATTTTCTTTTTCTGTCTTTTTCTCAATTAAAAATATAGGATAATATGTATTTTTATCTTTTAAAATTATTAAATTATCTCTTTCCTCAAATTTAAAAATATTATCATCTAAATTATTACAAAGTAAATTAAAATTATCAATTAATTCCTTTTTTTCAAATGTTTTTTTTATTACTTCAGTATTTTTTTCGAAAATATAATAATTAATACCCTTATCTGATATTATACCTGGCTTAGATAACACATCATATATAAAATTAAATTCAATATTCTTTAACTCTTTCAAATAATTTTTATAATTATCAATATTATCAAAAATTAATTTTATTTCACCTGAATTTAAACTAATAAATAAATTATTATTTACCTTATTTAATACAATCTCAATTAACTCATTAATCGTTTTATCGTAAATCGATGAAATACACTCCAAAAATTGATTGTTGGATATCTTTACCCCATATTTAAAAAAATAATTTGGTATAGTCTTTATCAAATAATGATTCTTAATCTGAACATTATTATTCTCCTCCACCTTATTTAAAAATTTATCTAAAATATCAGGTAAAAAACTAAACCTACCCTCCTGAATCTTATTTGTGTCCTGTAATATATAAATCTTGTCTGTTTTTATCTTGGTCTTAACTTCCTCCACATTATCTATCTTTCCCATACATTTTAAATAATAATCCTTTTTACTTTTATTCGTTGACTCTATTGGATCTTTCTTAAAACAACACGGCATACACAAATCATTCGGATTTTTACTCCTTTGCAAAAATCCAACATACATATACTCCCCATTCTCCTCCGGATCACATACATAATATAAATTATTTCCCTTGTCCTTCGAATTAAATAATTCTGCTGCTCTTAAAACTACCTCCTTCTTACCACTCTTCACTTTTCTTTCGTAATACTTCGTCTTTTCATTGTATTTATACCCCTTCAATAACATCTCGTTTATTGAACTAAAAAAATGCTGCTTCGGTTGTCTCCTCTTTTTACCACTATTTTGACAAGCACGAGTCCAATGACTTTCTCCTTTTTCTGGTCTATATCCTAACCTATCTGAATCAAATTTAGTTAGTTTTTTTACATCTTTAACTGATTTATCTTCAATCATAACCACATCATCGACTTTATTTCTTCTTTTAGCGATATTAGTTAAACTTTTTAATTTTTCTTTTAAATTGGAGTAAATTTTATTTTTATTAAGATATGTTTCAATATAAAGATATATTAATTTATTCATGAATGTAACAATTCTATTTAATTGATTTTTATTCCTCGCTCCTGAAATTCTTATTTTATAATTTAATCTTGATCTTCCTTGAATATTAACGTCTATTCCTGGATGGTTATATTTTGGAGCATTTTCTAATTTTTTTAATTCTTTTCTTGATTTTTTAATAACTGGATGTTCTAATTTAACATTCTCGATTAATTCTGCTGATTTTTTTTCAGAAATATTAAATTGTCTAGCAATTTCTTTAATTAACGAAATTTCTGTATATTCATAATTTTTAATGAAATGTATTATTCTATGTTTCACTTTTGCTTCGTTCTCAAATTTACTTACTCTTTTATATCTTAAATAAGTACCATATTTACTAGATGTACTAATTTTACCAGTGCTAGATGTTCTTTTTCTAGGTTCAATTACTAAAGATACGAAAGGATAAAAATTTCTACAAAAGTCAGATAGATCATTATGATTAATTGTTTTTGTTCCTTCAAATTCTACTTTTTGAATTGAATTAATAAAAGCAAAATTAAAGTCATTTTCTTTTGGTATTTCTAATTTCATTTTAACATTTTCTGAATTTATTTTTTTAATTATATTTTTAATATAGTTATAAGTATCTTGAATATCTTCAAATGTAGCATAATCTTCTTCTTTCCATTGAATTTTGTATTCTAATCTTCCTGTTTCAAATAAATTTACAGCCAAGTATTTATTTAATGACCCACCTTTTTGATTTGTTTTTACTTTAAATGATATACCATAAGGATTATTTTCAAACCATTTCGCTTTTATTGCATTTTCATCATTTTCTTTAGTTTTAGTATAAAATTTATATAAAAAATTACCATCAATTAATTGATATTGAACAAATGGATAATCTTCAGATGTTTCAAAATTATCCCAAATTCTAAATAAATCTAAATAATCAAAATTAAATATATTTGTATGTACAATATAACTATGGATTACAGTATGAGTAATATAATTTTGCTTAAAAATATTACTTTTTGATATATCTATACTCTCTAATGTTTTAGTTATTTCATTCTCTAAAATTAAATCATTATTTAATGTTGTAAATACATTACTCATATTCATAATCTCGTCCTTTCTTAAATTATCATTATTTAAATTTAAATAATTTAATATTTGTTTGAAATTTTCACTACTTATATGACTGTAATATATTCTAATATAAATATCATACAAATTTTTTATTTTTTTCTCATCTACTTCATAATTTAATCCCAAATCATTGTAAATATCTATTAAGTAAATTTCATTATTATCTACATACTTTTCATAATACTCTAATAATTGATACTCATCTTCCTCCCTCTTTATTCGTGATATTATATTTTTAAAATCTTGTTTTAAATAAAATAATTCTCCTCTTAAATCTTCATAAATTTTTATATTCTCATTTGGCTCTATATCTAATTGTAATAAGTTATTTTTTTTTATCCATTTTTGTCCTAACATAACTTTTCCTGATTTTAGATTTTTGTCAATATGATCTACATAGTTATATTTAGACCACATATATATACAATTCGGTTTTAAATAACATTCATGTTTTTTCGTACCACTTTTACTAAATATATCATTTAATTTTATTGATACACAAATTTTTTCTTTTATCTTTTTTATGGAATCATCCTCAAAAATATATTGATTGAATACATAATTTTTTATAAATAAATTATTTAAACTATCATCATACATTAAATTATCTTTATCATTTGGAAACGTATTCTGATTTTTATAAATCTTTTTATCTGAATCATCTACTATTGAATTAATTAATTTTGAAGTTTCCTCCGCACTTTTATCGATATCTTCATTTCTATATAAATTCTCTAATTCCTCTAAATCAAACTCGTCATCATCATCAAATGTTATGTTTTCATCTATTATTGTATTAGCAGTTAATGTTTCATCATCATAAGGTTCATTTTCATCGTTTCCTCCAGTTTGTATTTTATTTTGGTTTAATTTTTTAATTTTTTCACTTTCTTGTTTTTGATATAAATATTCATAATTATACATTATTTTATCTTTTGTAGCTTCTTTTTCTAAAAAATTGTTTAGCCATTTTTCTCCCATTTTATTTTTTATATCTTTTTTTACTTTATCTGATTTTTCTATAATATTAATTGTTTGATTTAAATGATCATTTGTAAATAATTTTTTATACCAATTAGTTCCATAATATTTTATTAAAACTTCTATTTCTTTATTATCTAATTTTAATATTGAATCATTAAAATTTAGTTTCTCGATTTTTAATAAAATCTTTTTTATATTTTCTGGAATATTAAATCCAATAAATATAAAAAGTTGATATTGAACCCTTCTATTAAGATTTTTATATTTATATATTAATTTTATAGGATTTTTCATATATATAATATATTATAATTTAATTTAATATATTGTTATTTAACTCTATCCCACAATACTCCTCCGGACTAATATTATAATCTTTATAATAATAAATATTGCAATTTACAGCATGTTTTAATAACTCTATATTAATATTTTTAAATAATGGAGTATGCCCTATCTCCGGACAACCTACGTGCGCTAACTCGTGAATCGCAACATACATTAACTCGTTTATATCATGCAATTTACCGTTTTCTCTCGATCTTAAACAAAATACTATCTCCTCTCCTTTATTTATTGAATAACTCGTAAATTTGGAATTATCAGTATTCTCTCTAAATATTATATTATCAAATCTTCTTATTATATAACTATTATAATCTTTTATGAAAATTAATTTGTCATCTTTACCATTTTTATTACATAAATCATCTATATAATAAATTAATTTCTTTAACCTTCTTTTCATTTCATCTAATTTCTCTGCTGCATCCTTTTTATCATTTAAATTTCTTACTATATATTCTTCTCCAGAATAAGTTTCCTCAAATGAAACTTCGTTCTTGTGTATTATAATAAATATACACATTATTGATAAAAATATAATAATTAATATAGTTTCTCTCATATAATATACTAAATAATATTTTATAAAATATATATATAAATTTTTTTTCTTAACTTATATATATTAATGGGTAATAGTTTTAATAAAATTGATAATGAAATTAATCAAACTAAAATTGAAAATTATGATACAGTTGACTCCTTAGGTTGGAAAGATTCTGAAAATTTTGTAGATACTGTCGATACATTAGGTTGGAAAGATACTGAAAATTTTGTAGATACTGTCAATACATTGGGTTGGAATAATGATATTGTTAATACTGATAGTACATCTTCTCCATTCATCTCTACAGAACTTTATAATAAAATTATGAATAAAGAGGAAACTAATGTTATGCAAGGAGGAAAATCACATATGAGTACTTCATCATTAAATATTGAATTTACAGAAGATAGTTCATCATCCGATAGTTCAGAAACATCAAGTACTAGTACAAGTGAATTATCTCAAATGTTATCTCTTAGTGATTATAAAAGTAAAAAAGATCAAACAGGATCATCTATTGAAGCATATGGATTCTCAAATACATCATCTGAATTATCACAACAATTTAATATTAATAGTGATACATCTATTTCAAAAATGGATAATAGTTCTTCTATTAATACTTCTGATATTAATTTAGTAAGTATTGATAAAAATAGTTCTGATATTAATGTTGTTTCTGCTAACTCAGTTAACGGAAAACGTTATTTATAAAAAAAATATTATAATTCTAAATATAATTTACTTTTATTATTTTTAGACTTTTTTTTCTTTTCATCTAATTCACCTAATTTATCAAAATCAACTTCATCATCTCCTAAATAATACTTTGCTAAATTTTTACTTGGAGTTTTCTTTATCACTAAATTTGTATTACTACTTCGTTTCACATTTATCCAATTCGTTATTGGCTGATTACCATCCCTTCTGTTATTCTCTATACTAATCGCCTCATTGAAAATATCATTCGGATTATTCACTAGTAATTCTAAAAATTGGATCGTTGGATTCATGATCTGATTCGTTAAGTAAAATAAATAATCTACTCTTAAATTATTCTCCTTTATATAATCTGGATGCTCTATACTATCACCCTGCAAAACACGAGCTTTATATAAACCCTCACACTCACTACTTATTCTATATTTAATATTATCTATATTATCATTACTAACACTAAATATTAATTCCTTCCTTATTTTCTCTATTCCCTCTAAAAATTTCTTACTACTATCTAACTTACTTAAATTTGATATTATTTTATCTATATTATCTCCTCTTATTTTCTTATCTTCCTTAATCTCATTATTTATTATTCCATTCATCTTAACCCTAAACTCATCCTCTTTTCTTTTTATTATCTCATTCTTATTCACCACTATCGCTACATACTGTACTCTCTCATTAATCTCTGGTGCACTTCCAGGATCTCTCTCTCTCATTCTGTCTGCTAAACATACGTGTGCTAACCTTGTCCTATCCACATACTGAGATTTTAATGTCTTCGAAGTTATGAAATTATGCAAAGGATACTTACCCTTTAACAAATCACTTATTGATGATTTAATAAAATTAACCGCCTTATCTATATCAATCTCATTTAATAATATATCCACCATTCCACCAAATATCTTTTTCACTATCTTCGCATTATCACGTCTCTTCAATACAATTCCCATACTATTTTGAGAAAACTTGTTCACATCAAACTCATACTTGTTTCCTACATAACGCTTCTTACTTAAAATACAAAATGGATAAAATGTCTTCTCATACTCTAAATCTTGCGGATTCTCTAACCTACTCTTTATAAAATCACCACTTATCTTACCTAAATCTATCGCATACTTTAATACATCATCTCCTTTATAAAAATCGTCTCCTTCTTTCATTCCCCAATCTATAAATATACTATCCGTATCTCCGTAAATTACATCTATATTACAACTTACCTTTCCTAAAACTTTCAATATTATACTCTTCACTTCCTTATAATACTCTTCATTCTGTAATGACTCTACTAACTCCTCCTCATATATCTTTTTTACACTAACTTCATCCTTATTCCTATAACCCTCATATAATGACTCGATTATACCAGGAAATACATTCGTTATATAATCTCTAGCTAACTCTAACATCTCCCTTCCTGTTGATGTTGTTGATGCAGCTATCTCCTTACAATAAATAGGACTCACTGACGAACCAATCTGACCATATAACGAATTCGCTGTAACTTTATACGCTAACTGTAAACCATCATAAATAGACTTCTTAAATCCATCATTCTCATTCTTCATTAACTTCTTTACCGATTTTCTTTGAGCTAACAACTTATCTAAAATCATTGGCATGATTCCTTTCTCACCATTCTTATTCTTCGCAAAACGACACTTAGTTTTACTACCATCCGCATTACTAAACTCACAATTATAATACTTATACTCATCCAAATTATCATACTTATCATTATTTACTAACGTCTCGTGTGATAAATTTTTTTGAATCATACAACTAGGATATAACGAACTATAATCATTTACTGATATCGGTCTTTCATAAAATCCTAACTCTGGTGTAAATACTGTAGCACCCTCGTAACCTAACGATACCTCATCATTATTCTTCCTCACTACAGGTATTAAATAATTCATCTTTCTACACTCCTTCGCTACTAATGAATGAATTTTTATTCCCTGACCACGCAAAAATAAATACGATAATGGTACCGAACATACATTCGACATACCTACACTGTTAATTATTACACACAATCTCGCTATTAATTTATTCACTAATGCACAATCCTGAATACAATACTGCGCTATTATCTTCCTGTCACTTGAACTTCCCTTCTGTAATCTAAATATGTCATTCGGACTTACATCATCCTTCGCCATCGTCCATACTAACTTACTATCACTAGTACCCGGAATACGATCCAAAATTACATATTTTTTATCTATTTCTACTATTTTAAATTTATTTCCATCTTCAACCAGTTCATCTTCAGAATCAATTAATTTTATATAACCATCTATTATTATATCTTTTACATTATCTAATTCTAATTTATTACCTTCTATATTTAAAACCTTTCCTTGTAAAAAATTCTCAGCTACTTTATCTAATTTAAAAGAATCTAACTTATAATCTCTCATTACTACTTTCATTAAATCAATTTGAATCCGACCATTCGCATTATAATATCTAATTTTATTATCGCCTAATGCACTTGAAGATAACTGAGTATCTACAAAATTACATTTTTTATTCTTAATTCTTGAAAATTTACCAAACTTATTTCCTATTCCTAAAAATTCTGCTCTGTCGTGAATATACTTGTTATCAAAACCATAAATATTCCATCCTGTTATTATGTCCGGGTCTTGTTTTATTACTAACTTTTGCCAAGCTAATATTACCTCCTCCTCAGTATCATAACACTCCACTGTCGCATTCTCTATATCATCACAACTACCTAAAGTTATAATATGCTTAAAATAACAATTCTCATTACCATTATAACTAAATGTTGATCCAATTTGAATTATAGCATCACTTTTTCTATCCGCTTGAGGAAAATTACCATCTCCACTAGTACACTCTAAATCATATGATAAAATTTTTATATTACTAATATCATTCGTTTCCTCTCTTTCAATATTATTAAATCTACACTCGATCGCAATATCAGTATTATACATCTTTTTTGATAATTTATTACATTTATTTTTATCTATTTTTATCCAACCACACGCATCTATATTCCTAATATGCATAAATCTTAACATTGATGGAAAATTACTCTCATAAGGCTTGTACTCCTCAAAATAATTACATAATCCAGGAATCTTATGCTTCGTATTGAATATCCACTTATACTTATTCATTCCCTCTAATGTTGAAAATATTAATCTTATAAATTTAAATTTCTTACCTGCAGTAAATCCATAAAATTTACGCTTCTTTAATATATCATAATTTATTAACGTACATTTATACTTTCCATACACTTTACTCTTTACATAATCTATAAATCTTTTTACTGATCCATCATCCCACGCTTTGGGAATTTCTACAAAAAAATATGGCGTAAATTCTGTAATTTTTAAATATACTGATTTGTCATCTCTGGTTTTACCAAATGCTTCTATCACAAATGATGCCTCACCATACTCCTCTGAGTCTTCATCATCTTCGCATTCATCATAAAAATTCCAGTCTAAAACATTAAATAATATATTTTCAGACATTTTAATTATATTTAATAATATTTATTTAAATATAAAAAAATAAATAAATTCAATTTTTATTTCAAAAAATATTGTAATATATATATATGGATCAATACAATATGATTTTACCAGACACTAATAAAATTTATTTTGAAACAAATCCAAAAAATGTAGCATTAAAAGTATTTAGAAAATTAAATAAAAATAAAATTAACCAATCAAGAATTATTTTTGAAAATAATAGTACTAAAAAAAAATATGAATATATTGCTATGACTAATAATAAACTTGATTATTATAAAAAATTAAACTCAATTCAATCTGGAGGATCTAATTTATCTAATGATCAAGAATTTTTAAATCAACTTAATAAAATATCTAGTGATTTAGAATTAACATTTGGTGAATTTAAAAAAATTATTAGTTCAAAAATTGAACCTGAACCTAGTGATGATATATTTGTTAAAGTAGTTGATCAATTAGATAAATTAGATAATAAAGTAGAAGTATTATCAAAACAATTTAATTTAACTCCAACTAATAAAAATGCATCAACATCTATTTCTGATTCAATTAAAAATATCGAAAATAATATTGAACAAATAATTGATATTCAAAAAAATACTAATGAAAAAATTGCCGAAGTTAAAGAAGAAAATAAATCTAATTATTGTACTATTTCATAAAATTGAATTTTCTAATTTATACTTAAATATATATTATTGTTAATAAAGATATGAATGATATTATAAATGGATTAACTGGATTAACTAATCAAGGAAATACTTGTTATATGAATTCTATTATACAATGTTTATCTAATTGTAAAGATTTTAGAAATTTTATTCTTAATGATAATATTATACATTTATTAAATAATTCAGATAATTTATTTATCGCTAGAAATAAATTAGATAATACACTTACTTTTCAATTAAGAAAAATATTTTCACATTTTTGGTTCAATAATTTTAAAATTATTGAATTGACTTCTTTTAGAAAAAATTTTTGTAAAAAAATACAAATATTTAGAAATTTTAATCAACATGATAGTCAAGAAGCATTATTATGTATTATTGATACTATTCATGAAGAATTAGCACAAGATTATAATATTTTTCCTAAAAATAAAGATATTATATTTGATACTTTAAAACATTATCATGATAAAAATTATGATTACGATGTATTACCTATTATTAATAAAGATTTATCTACATATTTGAATTTTAAATCATTTATAGATTTTAAAAATACACATAAAAATTATTCTAATATTTATAATATTTTTGAAGGTAGAACTATATCACAACTTAAATGTCCTGTTACTAATGGTATTAAAGCTAATTTTGAATCTCAATTTTATTTTACACTATCTTTGATTAATAATGAATTTAGCGAAAGTTCTGAATCAAATGAATACTCTGAATCAAATGAACACTCTGAATCAAATGAACACTCTGAATCAAATGAAAATTCTGATTCAAATGAACACTCTGAATCTGATACTTCCAAATCTAATAAAGATGATTCTAATGAACATTCTACAAGCTCCTTATCAGAAAATTCTAATGATGAAAACGAGTTAAATAAATCATATGAAAAATATAAAAATTTAATTAAATTAAATAATTATGAAAATGAATCAGATGATAAAATTAATGTAATTAAATCTGAATCAGAACAATCTAATAATTCAGAAAATTCTGATAACAATTCTGAAAATACTGAACATTATTCAGTTGAATCTAATGATTATTCTGATAACAATTCAATTAATTCTGATAATAAGTCTGTTGACTATGAATCAAATGATAATGATGTTGATGAAAATAATAATAATTATTTAAATTTATTTACGAATCATAAAAAAGTAAAAAAATGTAATATTTATGATTTATTTGATAATTTTGCTAAAACTGAAATTTTAGATTCTGATAATCAATGGTTAAGTCCTTATTGTAATCAAAAAGTTAATGCTGAAAAAATTAATTTAATATGGGATTCACCAAAAGTATTTATTATCTTAATTAAAAGATTTGAATACACTGAATATGGTGCTGAAAAATTAAATCATTTAGTTAATTTTCCTATTAATAATTTAGATATTACAAAATATTTACATCCTAATCATGTATCAAAATATACTACTTATAACTTATTTGCTATTAATAATCATGATTCTATGAATTCTATGGGAATAGATTTTGGTCATTATTATTCTTATTGCAAAAATAGTATTGATAATAAATGGTACAATTTTGATGATGACGAAGTTAATGAAATTGATGAGGACGAATTAGTCACAAATAAAGCATATATGTTATTTTATGAAGCTAGTAACTGATCTTTAAATTCTAAATATTACTTTTTTTATCAAATTTTCTAGCAAAAAATGATTTACTTTCTATTATATATAAATAAATAATTTATATATAATATTAATGTCTAATGATAAAATTATTAATGAATTTGAATTACTCATATCTGAATTAAAAAATAAATCATCTGATAAATCATTACCTAAATCAGATATAACAAAAATTAACTTTAAAATTAAACATTTTAAAAATGCTGTTAATATTATTAAAGTATTCCCAAACAAAATTACCAAAGGTGATGATTTAAAAGATATCAGCGGAATTGGTAAAGGAATTATATCTAGAATTGACGAAATTATTAAAAATAAAAAACTTTCCGAAATTGATCGAAATGAAATAAAAAAAATTACAAAAAAACAAGATATAATTGAAGAATTATCAAAAGTAATTAATATCGGATCTAAAATAGCCAAACAACTTATCGATGAATATGATATAAAATCTGTTAACGATCTTAAAAATAAAATTAAACAAAATAAAATTCAAGTTAATGATAAAATTAAAATGGGACTTAAATATCATGGGGTTTTCAAAGATAAAATTCCTAGATCCGAAATTGATACCTATAATAACCTATTACAAAATATTATTAAAAAATATGACCCTAATTTGATTTTTATTATCGCTGGATCCTATCGAAGACAAAAAAGTTACTCTAATGATATTGATATACTATTATCTCATAAAAAAATTAAAACAGATAGCGAATACTCTAAAAGCAAAATTAACTATTTGACAGAAATTATTAATTTATTTAAAAAAAATAAAATAATTGTTGATGATTTAACTGATACAGATAACGGTACTAAATATATGGGATTTTCTAAATTACCTAAAAAACCTGTCCGAAGAATGGATATTAGATTTGTACCTAATATGTACTTCCATTCTGCTCTTTTATATTTTACCGGCTCTTATGAATTAAACACTCAAATGAGACAAATTGCTAAAAATAAAGGATATAAATTAAACGAATATGGACTATTTAAAATAAAATCTGATGGAACATTCTCTTCTAAACCACTTAAAGCAAATTCTGAAAAAGATATATTCAAAAAATTAGATTTAGACTATTTAGAACCAAATCAACGAGGCTAAATTTTATAATTCTTATAAATAATATATATTATTATATATATGAATTTAGTTTTTAATTTAAATAAATTCTCTAATAAAATTTTATTAAGTTTATTTATTATTTTAGTTTTTTATATGCTATT